TTTTGTCAACTGTTGAAGGCAATCGGTAAGGAGATGTAGGTAAGTAGCCTTCGCCCATCCACGAACGTAATGTGATGATAGGGCGACCTAAAGCATTTGCTAACGCACCAAGAGTAAACATCTCCGCACTAGTTCCGTTGGGTAGTGTTTTAATGACTGGTTTAGAGTCCCACTCAACTTGTACTTTTTGTGGAGTTACATCTTCGCGGCGTTTGCGTTTACTGCCTGGATAATAGTTATCCAAACTAGCAAAAGTAGACTCAATAAAGTCTTTAGCGTTATTTGAATTACTCATGTGTCCCATATTAAACGATAAAAGCGTAAATAACTTTTTCAGGGAACATAGCGTCGATGTCTGCTTCTGTTAGTTCATCGCGGTAGAACGAAGCCATAATCTCTGCTTCATCTAATGTAGGAACCATCTTGACACAACGTTCTGTCAAACCTTTTTCCGCAATAATTTTTTCTGCAACATCCATATCAAGGTTCTTAATAACTTTTCGTTGATGAGTAATTTTATCAACACCAGTTACTTTGTCGTCTACCTCAAGGACAATGTGACCTTTTGAGTCAACCTCGCCGTATTCTTTAAGTAGGTCAACAAGACGAGTCTTGATTTCTTTTTGACGATTTGTAAGGAGATTAATTTCATCCTTAAGCGATACAAACTGTTGAACGTTACGTGTTAAATCTTCTTTGTTTAGAGACATATTCAACCCCTTTCGAGGTCAAAGATAGTCGAAGACTTATTTAGCTGTCAAGCGGGGTTAGGTAATCCTCAAGGGCTTTAATTATGATGCTGGTCACAGTAACCTTCTCAAGGGCGGCCTTCTTCTGAACCGCGGTCCAGAGGTCATCTGGGACGCGGATAGTACGCGTAGGGGTCTTAGGTGCGTTAGGCATCTGGAAATTATACCGAAGATAGGCGCAGGAACCCGCTTAAACTGCCTACGCTCATATCTACTCCACCAGCCTCATTTATACCCTTGCCGTCAATAACAGCGCTGGCTACGGCGTTTTTATGTTGCAACATCTCGTGCTGTCTAATCTCAATAGAACCAGCCACTAGTAGGTCTTGCACAACTATGGTGGCCCACTTTGAGGAGGCTCGCATAATACGCCCGTTTCGTTGAGTAGCAGACCCCGCAGACCAAGGTAAATCATAATTAATCAGTAGGTTAGCAGCAGGCAAATCAACCCCATAACCACCAGCGTCAGAGGATATAAAAGCGCGAATATTGGGAAGAGTGTTAAACGCAATTTTATTATCTTCTTTGGTCTTAGCGTCAATGCGCCCTGAGTAAGTGACGCACATATTTGGACCTAAAGCAGTAGAAATCTTTTCCAGCATGTCTACATAAGTAGCAAATATAACTACCTTGTTCTCTTCATTCTCGTCAAGAAAATCTTTAACGTAATTAATCAACAAGTCAAACTTTTGACTGTTGTTTACCCCCTCTAAAGCGCCATCTTTAACTATCTCGTAAGCGTACTTTGATCCTGTGCCTGTCATCATGTCATAGTTAAACGCACTAGTACGAATAAGGTCTGGGTGAGAGCACAGCATTTTTAAACATCCTACCTTGGCCATAATCTTTCCTCTAAGTTCATCCATCTCTCCGCCACGTTGAGATTCAAGCCCGTAGTGAGCAAAAATATTAAAGTTAGAGCCAAACAGATTTTGAGCTTCATCTAAATCGTTAAGCAAATCTTGCAAAATCTTGTTGTATAACTTGGCTGAGCTTCTGTCTAAAGTAATAGTAATTGGTTCTTTATGGATGGCGTCTGGAAGGTAAGGGGCAACGTCAGGGTCTTTTTGTGATTTACGTACACAGGCTTCTTTTAGTTTTTCGTGCAAGGTGGGCAAGTTACGGTACCGGTCAACCCCGCCCCAGTTGTTTCGAATAATAAAAGCTTTGTCAAAAATATCAAAACGTCCAAGCAATTGGTCATCTACAAACTGCATAATGCTAAACAGTTCTTCTGGCTTTCCGTTTTCAATTGGAGTTCCTGTAAGGGCAAACTTAAACGGGGCATTAGATAAACGCTTTGTGTGTTTAGACCGTTTAGATTTAAAAGACTTGATTGCAGTTGCTTCGTCAAGAACAACAAAACCTCTAGGTAATTTTTTAACTAAATCCCAGTCGTTAACAACTTGTTCGTAATTCATAATGATGTAGTCAACCCCTGAGTTGACCCAGTCCATAGCCTCTGCGTACTGCTTCTCACGCTTTGCTTTAGTCCCGTCAATAACTAAAGACTTTGAGGTGCCCTCAGTAAACTTTTCAATCTGGTTCTGCCATTGGTATTTAATACTGCTTAGGCATACAACAAGGCCTGGTTCTTTAATTTTATTTTTATCCATCAACCGCTCAATGGCAGCAATAGTAAGCACGGTCTTACCAAGCCCTAGGTCATAGGCCACTAAAACCTTTTGTCGTTTACACATAAGGTTAACGGCGTCAGGTTGATACGGAAGAAGTTTACCCTTAAAGGTCACAGAGGTATCTCATTAATCTTGTCTTTAGACCAGTGGATATAAGAACGAACGTAAACAATTGCGTAAGCTAAAGCTGAAAATATAAAACCGTATTGGTCGGTGATTAAAGCGTAGGTAATCCATAACAACTCATTAAAAAGCAAAACTAGCCAACCCCAAATAGTTTTACGTCCTACAAAATAAATTCCAGAAACACCTATTACCGCTAATACCCAAGACCAGTATTGCATTATTTGTACCCGTACATTCTTGTGCTAATTAAAATTTTAAGGTCATCAATGGTTCCGCTGTTAACAAAAATCTGGTCAACTTTTTCACCCTCCATAGCTGACTCTGAGACATGGGCGTTTACTGCTTTAATACCGATACGTTTAATGCGCCAAATCTGGGAGTTATTGTATTTGCGTATAGCTTTGGCTTCATTTGGGTACCGAACATCAGTAATAACATACTTGCTATCAAGGTTAACCTGACTAAGAGCTTGCTGTACCCAAAACATATCGCCAAAAATTTTACGGGCACCTACACCTAAGTCTTGAAGAAGGCGCCTAGCCTCAGGGTAATCTACTTTTACTTTATCCCACCCGTACGAATCAACTAACCCTTGAACTCTATAGCCTTCTTTTAACATTGGGTTAGCCTCGTATAACAAGGCGCGTATAGGATCGGCAAAAGCAACTCGTTGGTAACCGTACTTTTCTACAAGTATGTTTGCAACAGTGTCTTTACCTGACTGGGCGTAGCCAGTTAAGCCAATAATCAAAACTCAACCCCAACCCAAAAAAATACAAGGTCTATATCCATGTGATACTTGTCAATATTAAACCCAATACCAAAACGCTTAAATGAATACCCGAAGCTAATCCAAAACTTTCCAACGCTAATTTCTTTATGCATATCCCAAAGCCTTCTCTCCGTGTAGTGAATGACGAGCAGTTTCTATTCCCAAAAATATCTCATCTTTACTCATACCGCCAATGTCTTTGACATCTACGTGGTCATAGTTAAAAAAGCGGGCCTCAAAGCCAAGCCGCAAACTCCAGCCTAGGAGAGCCTTAGAAGACTCTCGACCAGCCTTATCATTGTCCATAGCGAATATGACGCTCTCAGCCCCTCTAATGAGGTTTACCTGACTCTTGGACACTGCTGACCCGTAGGTAGAAACGCCCCCCATAAGCCCTACAGAGGCCATACGAGCCACGTCCAGTGGAGATTCGACCACTACCATAGGCCCGCCGGTGTATTGCCCGTATCCAAATAGGGTGAGGCTTTTATTAACCCCTGTCGGATAGTTCCGAAAGTACCTATTTGCCCCTTTTTCTTGCCAACCCCAAAGCTTTTGATTTACAGGGTTTCGGATAGGGGTAATCCAACAAGCCTTGCTTGCGTCCCACAAAATGCCGTAGTAACGCGCAGCGTTACTAGTTATGCCACGAGAGCGCAAAGCCTCTTCTGGCGGCTCAACAAAAGCAGCAAGGTTGGCTTCTGAGATATCACTAACCTCTTCAAAAACTGTTTTCTTCTTAGTAGCTTTATCTAAAGCCTTACCTAGATCAATGCCAGTATCAATCCAAGCCTTGGCTGATTCATAATCAATTCCTTGAACGTATTCAATTAAGGAAGTAACGCTTCCCTTGAACCCGCAAGAAAAACAAATGTGTGCGCCAGTATCAGAGTTAATCCACCAAGATGGATTATGGTCTTCATTACCTGTGCGTTTTAAATGCGCGGGGCAATGACCATTAACCTCAAAGCCCCGGATGTTGTAGTACTCAATGCCTAACCGGTCGAGCAAGTCTTCCATATCTTCAACAGTCATACTTCACCCTCTTCTGTTTTACCTATAAAGGTAATTTATGCAAATATTGATTAAGCATATTGTGAACGTAAATATTTAAACCTTCTGCGTACTTATTAAAGAATGAGATGTAGTTTTTGTCAAGAAGAGAGTGTAAAGCCATCTTTGCTATGATTGACCTATCTACCTTGAAGAACCAATCTTCTAGGTGAGAGCAAAGCCTATCAAAGTCTTCTTCTGAAAATTCTTGAGAATTTTTTAAGTTAAACGTCATATGCTCAATCATTTTGGTTGCTTCTTCAGCCATAACAACCCAATCTTGCCTTGAATAATGCTTCATTCTTTCTTGTGCTTCTAATACGTAGGGGTCGTTGGGTAATGCAAATGACCAATTTTTCCACAATTGTAGACAAGTTACTTCTTCGTTCATAGGTCTGTGGCGTCCATCTCGCGGAATCGACCTTCCGACCATTGCCACTCAAGAGTTACTTCGGCAGGGCCAGAG